TTTATGAGCGGGCAGGACACCCTGGTTATCATCGGGTACGACATCGGGGCCTCCGACGGAGAGAATCCTGGAGCGGATACTAAGCCGATAATCGGCTCCGGAGCATATTTGAACCTCCCCGATCCGGACGCGGACGCGAAATTCATAGGCCCCGAAAGCCAGGCGCTCGCCGAGCAGCGTACTAGCCTTGAGAATGACTACACCCGCGCGGGCGAGGAGGGCATCAAGCTGCTGTCATCCGGCTCGTCGGCGGAATCCACCGAAACCCTGCGTATCCGGGTCGCAGCCCGGACGGCTACCCTTCAAACTATCGCCATGACGGCTGCTACCGCGCTCGAAACGAGCCTCCGGCATTGCGCCCTGTGGGTCGGTGCCAATCCGGACGACGTGAAGGTAGAGCCCAATTTGGATTTTATCGACGAGAGTACGGACCCCACCGATCTAATCAAATTCGCCCAGGCCAAAAAGGCCGGCATACCGCTGTCGGCTAAATCGATTCACAATTGGATGCGTCAAAAAGATTTCACCGAAATGACCTTTGACGAGGAGCTGGCGGTATTGGCCGAAGAGGAGGATAACGAAATACTCAACCCGCCACCGCTGATGCTGGGCGTCGACGAGGACGGGAATCCCCTGCCGCAAGCCGGGCCCGGTAATTTACCTGGGCAGCAGCAGCCCGATGACGAGGGCGGGGACGAGGACGAGGATTAATCCGTGGCCGTCAACGACGAGATACGGGACCAGCTGCTCGCGCACCAAGTGGAGCTAATCCGTTTCGGCAAGGGGCTGGCGACGCGCATCAATCGCCTGATAAACAAGGGCGAGCCGGAGCTGCAAAGGGCCCTGCGGGCACGCCTCGATAGGATCGCCCACCTCGGCTGGGACCCGGGCCCGGCTACTACCCGCCGAATGCAGCGAACGCTCAAGCTAATAACCGAGATTAATAAGCCTACCTTCGCGCAAATAAACGCCCTGGTAACGAAGGAGCTGCGGGGCCTGGCTATCGGTGAAACGGCATTTATGTCGGGCGTGCTTACCGATAGCCTCCCGGTGGTATTCGAGCCGGTCCTACCGACCGCTGCTACCCTGGCGGGCATCGTCCGGGCGAGGCCATTTACAAACGAGGTGCTGCGGCAATGGCTCGGGACCTACAGCCGCGGTGATCGCAGGCGAATGATGGACGAAATTAGGCAAGGGCTGCTGTTTGATGAATCCCCGACACAGATAAGCCGCCGGATATTCGGCACCAGGGCGCTCGGCGGTACCGATGGCGTCCGGGAGATTACCAGGCGCGGTGCCCAAACCCTCGCGCAAACGGCCACCTCGGCTGTAAGCAATGCATCGCGGCAGGCTTTGTATCTAGCCAATAAGCGCATAATTCCCCGGGAGCAATATGTCGCGACCCTGGATTCGCGCACCACGCCAATTTGTCAAAGCCTGGACGGCGAGGTATTTCCGGTCGGCGAGGGACCCATACCGCCCGTCCACATCAATTGCCGATCAATCCGGGTGCCGGTAGTCAATGGGCGCAAGCTGGGGACCCGTCCTGCGGTGGCCGCTACCGAGCGCAACCTCCGTGGGCTTAAAGGCCAGGCCAGATCCCGGGCAATCGATAAGCTCGTGGGCCGGGTGCCCACCGCTACCACATACCAGAAGTGGCTGGGCCGACAAAACGTGGCTTTTCAAAACGAAGTGCTGGGTCCTACCCGGGGCGTTTTATTTCGGAAGGGCGAAATCGACCTGCCAGGATTCGTCGACCAATCGGGCAGCCGATGGACGCTGCGCGAGCTATACGATCAGGACCCGGCGCGATTCCAGCGGGCAGGCGTCCCGGCCCCGGCTCTATAATTTTCTTTTGTGTTTCCGCGCGCCCGGGGTTATCATCCCGCCTGTCCGCGCATAGCATCTGTGAGAGGAGCTATTAATCTATGTCGATAAAAGCCGTTTTATCCGAAAAGGGTGATATACCCAAAGGGCTCGAAGCCTTCTATAACGAGGCTGACGGCAAATTCGTGCTGCAAGTCGAGGGAATGAAAACGCAGGAGGATTTCGACAATTATGCCGAAGCCCTGAAGAAACGCTTTACCGATGCAGGCTCGGATTTTGCCCGAAGGAACGGGTCGGCCCTTAGTCGTGATGACGTGCTAGAAGTAGTGGAAGGGGCCCTTAAAAAATTCGGTGATTCGGCGTCGGGGCCCGGCGGCGAGAAACCGAACGGCAAGGGCGGCAACGGCCAGGACGGAGACGTAACCGCACGCCTCCACGACCTGGAGCGGGACGTCGCTTCCCTTACCGAGGCCAATACAAAGCTGCAAGGCGAGCGTGATGCCGCCCTCAAGGATAGCCGCGGGACAACAATTAGAAACGCATTATCAACCGCAGCGCAAAAGGCGAAGGCATCGCCGGAAGGTATCAATAACCTTGTGACCCTAATCGAGCCGAATTTCGAAGTGGCTCAGGACGGGACGGTCGTCACCAAGCTGGACGCTAAAGGCGGGGTGAGCCCGAATCAAAAGCCTGACGATTTTTTCTCACAAGCAGCGCGCGACGCGCAGTACAGAATGTTCTGGCCTCCCTCGAAAGGGGCTGGAGCCGACCATGATCTAGGAGGCCCGGGCGGCGGAGGTGATCTCACCGCCGAGAATCCCTGGAGCAAAGCCGGCTGGAATTTGACCAATCAGGGCAAATTGTATACTAGCGACAAGGCCAACGCCGAGCGCTTGATGCAGGCTGCCGGAGTAAAATTAGGCGCAGTGACCGCGGTGCGGTAGAATGCGCTTTTACCCAACCGCCAAACGCCGTGAGGGCGTGGCATAATTTAGGAGAGCCCTCATGGCTGAAGTAAGAATCGCAGACGTCGTAGTACCCGAGATTTTCGCCCCGTATGTCGCAACGATGACCGAGCAGAAAACGGCTCTGGTAGATTCAGGTGTGGTCGTTCGCGATCCGGCCCTGGACGGTTTTCTAGCAGGCGGCGGCACCACCTTCAATGCACCATCATGGCGCGATATCGACGACGACAGTAATATCCTGGCTGACCGCGTATCAAGCGATAATCCGGCGACGATAGCTGTCCCCAATAAGATACAAACGAATCAGGAGCTCGCCGTCCGGCTATCGCGAAATAACAGCTGGGCAACTATGGATTTAGTCGCCGCCCTTGCAGGCGATGACCCGTCCAGCGCTATTTCGAATCGCGTGGCAGCATATTGGCGCAGGCGCTTGCAGGCGGTTTTCGTATCTACCTGGCAGGGCGTATTTTCCGATAATGCCCAGGTAACCCCGAATGATGACCCGCGTGCTGGCATTACCAATAACGAGGTGACGGATGATTTGACCGTCGATATCTCCGGCGCATTTACAGCCGGGGTTACCGATTTCTCAGCCGAGGCTTTCATCGATGCCATTACCACAGCCGGCGATAGCCAGAGCGATTTCGTCGCGGTAATGATGCACTCAATAGTTTTCAGCAAGGCGCAGAAAAATAACCTGATCGATTTTATCCCCGATTCCAGCAACGCAGCTGCTGCTGATATTCCGACCTTCCTGGGTCGGCGCGTAATCGTTGACGATTCAATGCCGAACGCTGCCGGCGTTTTCGATACCTGGATATTCGGTGCTTCAGCATCCCGCTGGGGCGTTGGTAATCCGAAGGTACCAGCCGAGGTGGATCGCGAGCCAGCCGAGGGTAATGGCGGTGGTTCAGAATCGCTTTGGTCGCGCATCGAGTGGGCTATGCATCCGGTCGGTTATCGATTCCTGTCGGGATCGGTGGCGAATGGAGACGGTGGGCCTACCAATGCGGAGTTGGCCGATGGACCGAACAATTGGGCTCGGACATTCCCCGAGCGTAAAATGATTAAAGCGGCCAGGCTAATTACTACAGAATTTTAAACGTAATTATACCTGCGTCGGAGACCGGGCCTGCGGGCCCGGTTACCCTTTCAATTAATAGGAGCCCCGATCAATGCCTGATCCAAAAAACCCCGATGAAAATCAGCCACCGAGCACGCCCGATACCGCGGCGGAAATCGAAGAAACCCCGGAAGTAAGCCAATCTGGCGATGAAATCGAAATTACCAGCGACGACGTTGGCGATGTCGGCGACGTTCTTGGCGACCCTATACAACCGGATGCCCCTGAAAACGAGCCCGCAGGCGATCCTGCAGGGGATGCCCCGGAGCCGGATATAGCCCCGGACCCGCTAGAAGAGCCGGGTGCCGAGGAACCTGGGACCGGTGCGGAAGCCCCGCCCGAACAGCCCGAACAGCCCGAACAGCCCGATGTTGCGGCTGTTGCGGCTAACATTCCGGACACCGCCGATGTTGCCGAACCACCGCCCGATTCGCCCGATG